CTAAATTTAAGTATTGCAAGTCAAGGAATTGAAGTGCATTGGACATCTACCGATTTCGTAATGGAAGCTGGTGGAATTATATAGTTTTTTAAGAAAATCGAGTATAATTGGTACAAGACCGATAACTTGGTTTCTTTTAACAGGAGAGAGTTATGGGTTTATTTGATCAAGCGACATCACAGCCACAACAGGGCTTAATGGGGTTGGCACAACAACCTGATTACATGGGACAACAACCTCAGGCAATGCAGTCCATGCAAGCACCTAGTAATCCTGTAAATACTCAAACTGTGCAACCTAATTTTATGGGTCAAGCACCATTTGGACAAGCACAGACAGGTCAATACAATTCTACAAATCCTTTTGTTCAAGCTGCACAAGCTAATGCTCAAGGTAATTTAGGTGGTGCATTACAAGCAACTGCAGCGAATCGTATCAACCAACAAACACCTTACGGAAGTCTAAGCTATCAACAAACAGGTACAGATGCTCAAGGTAATCCAATTTGGAGTGCAAATCAACAGTTAAGTCCAGAGTTACAACAATTAACTCAAAGTTCACTAGCTGGATTACAAGCATCGCAAGCAAATCCGATGTATGGAATTAACCCTGGCGATACTTACTCTAATGCAATTATGCAAAGGTTAGCACCACAACAGTCTCAAGCTAGAGAGGCTCTTGATGCACAGTTAGCTAATCAAGGCATTATGCCTGGCTCTGAGGCTTACAATCGTGCAAAAGTATTGCAAGGTCAAACTCAAAACGATGCTTTAACAAGTGCTATTGTTGGTGGTATGCAAACAGGTTTACAAGCACAAGGACTACAAAATACAACTGCAGCGAATATTCGTAATCTAGCAACACCAGGCTATGTAACTCCTTATAACCAAGCAGCAGTAGCAGGGCCTGATTATCTAAGTGCATATACAAGTCAAAACGCTACAGATATTGCAAGAGCAAACGCTGAAGCAGCCCAAAGATCATCACTATTAAGTACATTAGGTGGATTAGGCTCAAGTGCAATCTTAGGTGGAACAGGTGCTAATAGTGCATTAGGTGGATTATTAGGACTTGGTAATCAAGGTTTAACTGGTTTAACTAACTCTAGTTTATGGTCATCTTTGTTTGGTACAGGGCCTGCAATAACTGGTGATACTAATTACCTTAATAGTATTGGTCTAGGTGGTTCAACTTATGGCTCAGGTATTGGTGGTATGACTACTGATCCTTTAGCAGGGTATGACTTTACTGTATGACACTAGAAGAATACCTACAAGCAAAAGGTTTTAGTTGGCGAGATGAAAGAAATCTAGGCGATGATGGAATTATACCTGGAGAATGGGGTAGATATGGCAACGATAATGAAGGTGGTTTGACTTGGGATGTTCTTGGAGGTGATAATCAACAAAATGTTTTAAGAGCTTATCAAGAACAACAAGCACAACAATCGACACCACAACCCACACCTGAGCCTGTAGTAGCACAACCTCAAGCACCACAGCCAGTTGCTTTACCAACACCTAAGTCTTTAGAAGAATACCTCCAACAACAAGGGTTTAATGAATATAAACCTTTAGTAATGGGCACAGGTGCAGATTATACTGAAGAAATTAAGCAAAAAGCTGGGTATGGTAAAACAATAAAAGATGCAACTGAAGATTATCCTGCAGGATATTTTCAATATGCACCAGCCGAAGTAATAGATGCTTATTACAATAATCCAAAGAACTTTGTACAAACAAGAGAAACACCTGTTGGACAAGGAATAAATACTTTTAACGAAGGTAATCCAGACCAAAAAAGAATAATTGATCAAATAAATACTGGTCAATTAATGATAGTTCCATCTACTGCACCTGATGTAATGGGTAGGCAAAGTAATGAATATAATGTTGTTGATTCAAGAACAGGTCAAGTAGTACAACCAAATATAACTGCTATTGATGCAAGTAAAGGTATTTTTAATATAGTTGCAGCCGATCCTAACTCAAGTGGATATTTTAATAATTATGTATCTACAGACCCTAATGGTTTTGTAAATCCTATTGTTAGTGATCAGCAATCACAATATGCTAGTCATGCAAATAATAGCTTAAACTTTATTAAAGATAGCGTTAAAGGTTTATTAACGATGGCAGCAATGGCTGCTACTGCTGGAGGTTATACGGCAGCATTAGGTGCTGGTGCAGGCTTAGGTGAAGTTGGTAGTAATGTGGCTTTAAATGCAGCAGTAAATGCTGCAAAACAAGGAATAGATGGTCAATTTAATCCTTTAGGGTTAGCAACAAGTGCAGCGTTATCTTATGGATTAGGTGGTGCTGGTGGTGCAGACCCATTAACAGCCGATGATATGTATACAGGTCAAGCAATGACCAACTTGGCTAGTTCTGACGATGCAACACGCTTGGCAGATTTAGTAAGAGCATTTGAAAACCCTACAGAATTGACAGGGCCAACTGGATTAGTAGCTGGTGAAGGTACAGGTATTCCATCAGGGCCAAGCGTTGAGTTAGGTAATGCAACAGTAGAGGATACGCTAGGATTACCTAGCCCTAAACTTCAACCAGACATGGTATTAGAAGATTTTAGTCCTAATGTAGATGTTCAAGATTTACCTCAAGAGTTAGATATAACAGGTAGTTTGGCTAATCCTTATACAAGTCCTACTTTTCCTACTTTAGATGTATCACCTGAGTATGATCCTAATGCTTATTTACCTAATAATTTAACTAATATTCCTACTAATTTAGGTGAAATTACACCTTATATTCCAACTAATTTAAGTGGGTTAGATTTTCAACCTAGCGTGGTTAATAGTAATTTAGGTAATTTTGACAATATTCCAACTATAGGTGGAAATGATTTAGGTGGCTTTGATAATATTCCATCTAATGTAGGAACAAACTTAGGAGGCTATACAGGTATACCTACTGATTTAGGTGGTCTTGATGTACCATTTGATACAACTGGAATGGATATAGGCTTTAAGAATCCTGATTTAAGTGCAGGAGAATTAACAGTATCAGGAACGCAAGATACATTTGACCCTTGGGATAACCCTGAGCCATTACCTTATACACCATTTGAAGAAAATTTCCCTACTCAAACTGAAACACCTACAACACCTAAAATACTAAGTAATATATTAAAATCTACTCCTAGTGCGTTACCAAAAGCAATAGCAACGCAACAACAGTCTAATTTAGCAAATATTCTTAGAGGTTCACAAATGCCACAAACAGCATTACCCCCTATTTATCATCAACAGAATCCATTTAACTTTGGACAACAAGCATCACCTGTGCAAGATACAACTGCACTAGCAAAATTATTGAGGACAGCATAATGGCACAATCTCCCTATCTTGATCAAAATGCACCAGAAATATTGGCTCTTGAAAGACAGAAAAAACTTGCAGATTTATTGCAATCAAGAGCATTAGAACAACCACAAGGACAAATGGTAAGTGGTCGTTATGTTGCACCTAGCATCATACAACAATTAGCACCTTTAGCTAATGCTTATATGGGTAGACAAGCAGGGGAAAATTACGAGTCTCAAGCAGGCAAATTAGCCCAAAAGTTGCGTGAACAGAATTTAACCGAAGGTAAAGATATTCTTAGCACAATGATGGGACAAGAAGGTGTAGCTGGTAATCTTCCATTAGGAGGCACTAATCAAGCTATAGGCTCACTAGAAGAACCTATGGGTGACTATGTAGCACCTAAAGCAGCCGTAGCACCTGATAAGCTAGGTGCATTAATGAAGGCATTAGGATCGCAAGGTTCAATAGGGCAAACACTAGCACCTCAACTAATGTCAAATATGTTCAAAGAAGATACCCCATTAATACTACCTGAAGGTGCAACAGCAGTTAATCGTGCAGGCAAAGTAATAGCTAGAGGCACACCTAAAGAAGAAAAATTGTATTCAGTTAATAATAATTTAGTAAAAGCTGATGGTACTGTTGTTTTTCAAGGTAAAGATAAGCCAATACCTGTAGGAAATTATTTATTAAGTCCTGAAGGTAAAATTATCTTTAAAGCACCAAAAGAATATGAGCCTAAAGCCAATCAACTTGTAGATACTCCTGAAGGTTTTGTAACTTTTAATCCTAATACTAATCAAATAACACCAGTTAAATCTTCAACTGGCGAACCTATGATGGGTGCTAAAAATAATTTAACGGAGTCACAAGGTAATGCAACTGCATTTGGAATGAGAATGTCACAATCTAATAAAATAATTGAAGATTTGGCTGAAAAAGGTGTAAATACTCCTGCTGTTGCATCAGGATTGCGTAATGTACCTTTAGTTGGTGGTGCGTTAGGATCAGCAGTTAATATATTGCCAGGTGCATTAGGTGGTCAAACTCCTGACGAGCAAAGACTTATACAAGCTAAGACCAATTTCATTACTGCTGTATTGCGTAAAGAATCAGGTGCAGCGATTGGTAAAGATGAATATGCTACAGAAGATAATAAGTATTTTCCTAAACTTGGTGATTCTCAAGCAGTTATAGATCAAAAGGCAGATGCAAGAAGATTAGCTATTAAAGCTATTGAAAGACAAGCAGGCCCAGGTGCTAGAGATATAAAGGCAATGCAAACACAAACACCAGAAATTGATCCTGAAATATTTAAATACATGACACCTGAACAACAAGCATTATTTAAAAATAAAAAGCGATAATATGGCAGACTATACTTTAGAACAGCAACAAGCTATTGCCATGGCTGAAGCTAAAATGCGTATGGCTCAAGCTGGTGGTAGAGAAACAAACAGATTAGGGATACCTGTAGGCGAAGGTGAACGCATTATGCAACCTGAACCTCAACAACCTAGAAAGTTAATGGATTACATTTCATCTATTGCTGAAGTGCCTGCAACCTTGGCAAGTGGTGCAGCGTTAGCTTTACCTAGTCCATTTGTAAACCCACAAAAACCATTAGAATTTGCTGGAAAGTATGCGTATAAACCACAATCGCCTGTTTCCCAAGACATTTTAAACACAATGGGTAAAGCAGTAGAAGGATTACCTCCATATTTAGGTGGTGGATTATTGCAAAGCCTAGCTAAAGGTGGAAAGTTACTTCAAGCACCTACACAGATGGCTGTAGAGCCTCAAGTACAGCGTATGGCACAAGCATTAAGGACAGAGCCTACATCTACCATGAGTGGTGTTGGTGCTGCTGAAGTACCTAAAGCAATACAAAGAGCAGAGATGGCTCAAAATTTAAGAGTTCCTATACCTTTAACTAAAGGTCAAATGACTAGAGATTTAGGCCAGCAAGCATTTGAGGTTGAAACACCTAAGAATTACCCTGAACTTGCACAACCATTAGTCAAAAAAGGGTTAGAGCAAAATGAAAAAATGTTGCAAAATTTTGATGCATTTGTGGATGCTACAGGTGCTCAAACAGCAGAACCTTTTGGTTTAAGACCTGTTGGTAAAGTTGTTGATAAAGCATTAGTTAATTATGCTAATGACGCATGGAAAAAAACAGGTGATGCCTATAATCTTGCTAGAGAATCAGGAGAAATGCAAAGTCCTGTAAATTATCAACCTTTACAACAATATATAAATCAATTTCAAAACAGACCAACTTTAAAAGGTGATTTAGCAAAAATTATAGGTATTGTAGAAGATGAAATAAAAATTAATGATCCTAAAAAAACAGGAAAAATGAGTATTAATCAACTTGAAGATATTTATGAATTAATTAATAAAACTTATGATCCTGAAACAGCTAGTGCAACTTATGCAGTAGACATGAAAAAACTCATTAATAATGCAATGGAAGGTCAAGGTGGTGAGTTATACCAAAAAGCAAGACAATTAAGAACAAAGTATGCCAATGAATTTGAAAATGTTGGTTATGTTGATAAATTATTAAGAAAGAAACCTGGCACTAAAGATAGGGCTGTAGCATTTGAGGATATATTTGATCATGCAATAATGAAAGGTTCTTTAGATGATGTAATGGCAATAGGAAGAACACTTAAAAAAGCAGGGCCAGAAGGTCAGCAAGCATGGAAAGAATTGCAAGGTCAAACAATAGAAGAATTAAAATCATCAGTAACTAAAAACATTAAAACAGATGCAAATGGTAATAGGATTGTTTCACCAGCTAAGTTTGATTCATTTGTGAAAGAATTGGATCAAGATGGTAAATTAGATTATTTATTTGGTAAATCAGGTGCTCAAGAAATTCGTGATTTAAGAGATACATCTTTGACAATTTACAATAAAGTAGCTGGTGCTGAAAATTACTCTAATTCTGCTAGTGCATTTATACGAACTTTAGATACAATAGCTAAAAAAACTAAAAAAATACCCCTACTTGGTGGTGCTACAGATTTTGCAGCCACTACAGCTATGGAAAGAGCATTAAAGAAACAAGTAGAAGAAGCAGTTAATTTTGACCCTAAGAAGTTAGCTGAACAATTAAGGAAGGAACAACCATGAGTCGCAACGGAAGTGGGACATATTCGTTACCAGCAGGCAATCCTGTTATCACAGGCACTACAATATCAAGTACATGGGCAAATACGACATTAAACGATATTGCAAGTGCATTAACAGGATCAGTGGCAAGTGATGGTCAAACACCAATGACAGGAAATCTTGCAATGGGTGGAAATAACATAACAAATGCAGGAACTATAACAGCCGTAACAGGCATCTTTGGAGGATCATTTTAATGGCTCAGACTAACTATACACCGATAAGTCTGTATTATTCTACGACTGCTAGTGCAGTTCCTACAGCAGCTAATCTTGTCCCTGGCGAACTAGCTATAAACACAAACGATGGTAAGTTATATTACGAAGATTCTAATGGAGTAGTGCAAGTATTAGCTACTAAAAGCACAGGCTCAATAGGTGGTTCTAACACACAAGTACAGTTTAATAATAGTGGTTCATTAGGTGGCTCATCTAGTTTTACATGGGATGGCACAACAGTAACAGCTACTAAGTTTGCTGGTGCATTAAATGGTACTGTAGGTGCTACAACTCCAAGTTCAGGTGCATTTACTACACTTTCTACATCATCTACAACAACATTTTCAGGTTTAACTGCATCAACTGCATTAGCCTTAGATGCAAGTAAGAATGTAGTCTCAGTAACAAATACAGGTACAGGTAGTAATGTTTTATCAACAAGCCCTACATTAACAGGAACAGTAGCTGGTGCTAGTTTAAGTTTATCTAGTCTAACAAGTGGTCGAGTAACTTACGCTGGCACAGCAGGACTATTACAAGATAGTGCTAATTTAACTTTTAATGCAGTCGGAAATTTATTAGTTGGAACTACAACTGACCTTATTTGGAATACAACAAATCTTACTGGTTGTGTTATTGGTGGTAATGCAAGTTCGGGTGGGTATAGTTCAATTCAAGTTTCTCGGTCTAGCGAGCGTTCTTTATTGTTAAACAGATTGGACTCTGATGGACAGATTCAAACCTTTGCAAGACAAGGAACAGAAGTTGGTTCTATTTCTGTAACAACAACCTTAACTTCTTACAATGTAACTTCAGACTATCGACTAAAAGAAAACATTGCACCAATGACAGGTGCTTTGGCTAAAGTTGCACAATTAAAACCTGTGACTTATAAGTGGAAAGTTAATGGCTCAAATGGTCAAGGTTTTATTGCCCATGAACTACAAGCCGTTGTACCTGATTGCGTAACAGGAGAAAAAGATGCTGTTGATAAAGATGGAAAACCTATTTATCAAGGTATGGACACATCACACTTAATAGCAACACTAGTATCAGCAATTCAAGAACTTAAAGCAGAATTTGACGCATACAAAGCAACCCATCCTTAAGGAAAATTAAATGAGTCAAGACAAGAAAAAAACTCAAATAACTGTAGATGATGTAGTTTACGATTATGAAGATTTAACACCTGAACAACAGAAATTGTTTAGACATTGCGTAAGTTTAGATTCAAAAATAGTCTCTGCAAGCGATAATCTTGAGCAATTACTTGGTGGTAAAGAGCATTTTATTAAGAAACTGAAGAATTCTTTAGAAAGTTAATATGGCAGAGATAGACCCTATAAAAGTTGGTGTTATGTGGCACAAAGTAGAGACTATGGAAAAAGAAATCTCTGAATTGCGACAAGATGTCAAAACACTATTAGCAATGGCAGAACGATCAAAAGGTTCATTATGGGCTGGTATGATGATTGTTTCAGCACTTAGTTCTTTTGTAGGGTTTTTCTCGCACTACTTTACTGTTAAATAATGGATTTACTAGACACGATTAGTAAGTTGTCTAGTCTACTTATTGGATTCGTGACTTTAGTAATAGTATTAGCAAAGATGCACAATCAAATTAGTGTGTTGGAGGAGAAAGTTAAGTCTTTATTTGATTTAATGAATAAAAAATGATACCTGAAGGATTCCTCATTGAAAAACTAGCACCAGCACTAGGTGGTTTATTTGGTGGTCTTAGTTTAGCTATGTTTTGGACACCTGAAAAACTACAAGAAAAAGGTAAGGTTGCATCTGTTTTTATAGCTGGTGGAATAAGTGCAATGGCAGGCTTTGCATTTACAGGAATAGTAGCTGAGAAGTTAAGTATTAGTTCTGATAAGTTAGATATGCTTATAGGATTAGCATGGATTTTAGGTCTATGTAGTGTAGCTGTTATTAATTGGGTATCTAATTACATGGTTAAGCGTGAACACATGGATATAGGTGAAGTAGCAGACGAAATTAAGCATAAAAGAGCAAAGAAATGACATTAACTCATTGGCTCATGTCTATCTTAGTAATTGAACTAATTGCAATATTTTTAGTAGCTTTCTTAGCGTTTGTAGGATTCTTTACAGATATGCGTATGTTGTCTAAGATTGGTATTTTTGTAATGACTATGGGTTTGATGGTTCAAATCATGCGTTCATTACATTACTTTGAGTTTGGTGCATATCCTGTAGATACTTTGTTTCCTCTTTGGATAACTAAAGACATTGGTGCATCTATTATTATATTTGACTTGGCATTGTTACACTTTAGAAAGGCTAAATAATGTTCGGAATAGACGATATTTTAAGTGTAGGGATGAAACTTGTAGATAAGTTTGTACCAGACCCACAAGCCAAACAAGAGGCTCAAATCAAACTGTTAGAGATGCAAAAAAACGGAGAGTTGGCTCAATTACAAGCAGATATGAACGAGCAACAAGAACTCACCAAGCGACAACAAGCAGATATGATGTCAGACTCTTGGCTATCTAAGAACATTCGCCCTATGACGCTTGTATTCATTCTAATGACCTATACTACCTTTGCTATGATGAGTGCATGGGATATTGAAGTAAATAACAATTATGTTGAACTACTTGGTCAATGGGGGATGTTAATTATGTCATTTTATTTTGGTGGTAGAACGCTAGAAAAAATTATGGATATAAAGAAAAATGCAACTAAGTGAACATTTTAGTCTTGAAGAACTTACGCATACAGATCATCGTGAATTTGACAATACTCCAAACGATGCTGAACTTGAAAATCTCAAGCGTATGGCAGAATTTCTTGAGGAAGTTCGGTCACTTTTGGGGAAGCCTTTACTCATTAATTCTTGTTTTCGTAGTGAGCTGGTCAATAATTCTGTTGGTAGCAAATCAAGTTCTCAACATAGGGTAGGCTGTGCGACTGACTTTCGTGTAAATGGAATGACTCCTGATGAAGTAGTTAAGGCCATTATTGCTAGTGACCTTAACTTTGATCAAATAATCAGAGAGTTTGACAGATGGACACATATAAGCATCCCAAACTCAATTCATAACCAACCACGAAAACAAGCCTTAATCATAGATAAAAGTGGAACACGCTTATACAGTAGTGAGGCTTGAAGTCTAAGCATATCTTTATCTGTTTCAACATAAGGTCTTGGTTTATAGTTAATTCCTATCTGTAAACCTGTTTTAGTTGTATATGGTGTCATGGTTTCTTCACCAGTTTATACATCTTAAACTTGCGACTTTCGTGCCATCTGTCCTCGATAATGTAACCTTTGGCTCTTAGTTCACCGACTCTTGTGGATAACTTCATAGTCCCTGCTTTATGTAGTGCATCTAAAGGACTAATCCATTTATGTAATGCTTGAACAATTAATTGGTATTGGGTCATATATTCTCCTCATAAAAAGCTAAATATTCGTCAGGTTTTAAGTTCTTAGGTTTATGGAAAAATACACGATTCTTTAAGTCGTACTCCTCCATAAATGCTCTACTATTCTCTAGTTTAATTTGATTAATAACATCCTCAAGAGCATAATTCGGTTTGCTCATATCAGGGTTTTCTACTCCATTAATTATTCTAGGTCTAGCTGCAGCCTTTAACTGTGCTTTTTGTCGTTCTGTAAACATAGTTGTCCTCAAAATGGTAAGTCCTCTGGAATGTCATCTAAAGTCTTAGGAAATGGGTCTTTAGGCTCAGGATCATTCAAATAAGCGATTAAACAACCATCTTTAAGAGAAAATAAAGGGATTGTTTCTAACTTCAACATAAGCCCATTTTTAGTCTCTAAAATGATTCCTATACTCTGATACTTCTTCTTAGTTTTACCCTCTTTATCTTGATACTCGCTAACTGCTGCTTTCAGATACCATTTGATTGCCATATTATTTCTCCTTAATTAAATCTGGCAAAATTGCCATGATATTTATAACGCATTGCATCTGCTACAAATTTTGCTACTTCTTTATCAAAATAACTTCCAAAACTTTTCATTTCTTTATTTACTCTAAAACTAACACGATATTTCTTTGTATTTTTATCTAAACGAACTCCTTTAATTCCAGTTGTACTATTGATATTTAATTTTGTGTTATACCCATTTTGATTTCTTGTTGCTGGTCTTAAATTTTCAATTCGATTATCTGAATTGTCACCATTAATATGATCTATAAATTTTGGGCAATAACCATGATGAAGTTCATAAATTATTCTATGGACTTTATATTGTTTTCTTTTAAAACCAACTCCAATATAACCATTGTTGTATAAAAACCCAGCCTTTTTTCCTATTGTGTTTTTTCTACCATGCAATACTTTCCAGTAAAGATGGCCATCACGATATTCAAAATATTCATTAAAATCCATTTCATTCACCTTTCATTAATTGCATTTCTACTTCCACTTCATTCAAGAACTTCAAAACTTCTTCTTCCATCTTTTTTATAAATTCTTCTTCTCGCATAACTTCTTCTATATACAACTGTGATCGAGCTGGCATCCTTGGGTCAAATGATACAAACCAGACTGACTTAGCACCTGTACAACTCATTTGTGCTTGTATTTGGGTATAGTATTTAGATGGGCATCCATCCTTGAAATATGACCAATGGACTGCTGACTGATATGGTGATTTTATTTCTATTAAAGAATCCCCAATAACCCCATCAGGTGAACATCCAAAGTCTTTAATTGTAGGATGATCTACGAACGCAACTTGGTCTACAAACACATTATGAGCAACTTCAAACGCTGTTCTAGCAGTCTGTTCGTTATCCTTGCCATGTTGCATTGCATCGTTCATAAAAGAAGGCTCTATAACCCCTGTAACCCTTTGTAGGGCTAATTCAATCAGATAATTACCTCTTGATGCTGATACACCTGTTTTAGTCTTAGCTAGTACATCTGCTACTCGACTAGCTGTGACCTTGCCTCTACGAATCTCTAACCAGGCATCTGTTCCTTGTTCTACTTCTCGATAAATCATTGATTCAGTCATTTCTCACTCGCTTTCTGTAGTATTGCTCTTGCAAATTCAATTACCCCAGTTTGCCAATCCATATCTAAATGTTGTTCAGATAATTCATTTATTTCCTCATCGGTTAGTTCACGCTGTTGTTTAATCATCTTACAAACTAATATCCATTCTTCTTTAGTAGGCAAAATGTCAGGATTAAGTATTATTTCAGTCATCTGTCATTCCTCTCTTGTCTAGCAGCAATACACATTTCAGCATACTTTTTAGGAATGTCTGGATGCCAACCTCCCATTAAAGTTGCACAATTTACCTCGGATTTTCTACCTAATTCAGTTAAATAAATAACAAATCCACAGAGTAGAATACCTATTACTATTGACCAAAAGAACTCTCGACTCATAACACATCCTCCTTTTTATACTTGCGTTTAAAAATAAAAGCTAGTTTTCTTAGTGCCATTCTTTCTATTTGTTCTACTTTAAATCGTGGTATTTGCAAGATATAAGCGACTTCTTCTTGCGTAAAGTGGTTATCACTTCTGTGTTCTTTCAAACTTTTCATCTATTTTCCTCAGTAAAGATTCAAGACGATGATTCCATAACTTAGAATCTGCATTTTCAGGCCATGTAACTAGGTACTCTTTAATTGTTTCAGTAACCAAGATATAGTCTATTTCTTTTTGCTTGGATAATAAAGAATCTATTTGCTCACTTATTGTCATACAAGTTCTGCCTTTCTTTTATCCTTGGCCTTAGAAATACGATCTATTGCTAATTTATCCTTGCTAAGTTCTTTATATGCTTGACCATAAGCAGCTTTAAGCGTATCCATATCTAAGCACTCATTAATGTTGTCGCACCAGTTAGTACATAAATCCGTTAAATCAGGTGTTTCTTCATCTATAGCATCGCTTGGTATATCCTCTCCAGCGTAGATATAAAGACCTAGACCATGTAACGCTATTGCTTTAGCCAGGCATCGTTGCATAGCTGTATTTACTGAAAAACTATCAGGGTTAGTCATAGCTTTATTTTGATTATTCATAACTGGTAGTTGTGCAGTCATCTTCTTGCCAAATGCTTCAACTGTGCAAAACACCATCAAAGTATCACCAA